ATACTACAACAACAGCAGGGACTTATTATCCTACTTTTGTATCATCAGCAGGAAATACTCAAACATTAAGAGCAGATACTCAATATTTACAATATAATCCTTCTACCAACACACTACAAAATCCTACTTTTTTAGTGAGTGATGGAACAGATACAGCAACACAAGGCGGTTTAAATATTAAAACAGTAGGAAGTAGTCCTACGAATAAACAGATTTCGTTGTATTCAAATACAAATACTATTGATAGATATTTACAATTTGAAGTCAAAAACTCTATTACGAACACAGCAATAAATCAAACCTTTTATACAGGAAGTAATACTAACTCTGCGAGATATTCTTTATTCGCTTATAACCCATCTCTATTTGCTTTTAGTCAATTGGATTTAAACAATACGATTGGTGATTTGACTTGTAATTCTCCAAATGGGGACGGAACACAAGAGGTAGGGTTTCAAGTAGATTGTTCTAATAACTGGGCGACGATGTATTATAATCCTGATACAACTGGGAGTGCTTTTGTTAATGCTTTGAGAGTAGATACAAACGATTTGAGGTATGGAACTATTCTTGCTTCACAAGGTCAAGCAGGAGTATTACCTCCTTTAACTAATTATTACTTTAAGGTTGATACATTAGGAGTATCTCTTAAAACTACTTTGGAAACAGCAACCATTAGTTCTACTCTTTCGCTCAATTTTCAAGGTTATTCATTCAAAAACTTTTATAATTCTACTTCTATTACAAGTGCTATAACAATCTCCGCAATTAGTTTTTCAAACCCAATAGCAGGTGGTTCTTATATGGTCTATATTACGACTGGTGTTGGTGGGTCTGTTGTTTTTAATACTGGTATTTCAGGAGTTAAAACAACTTTTAGTAGCAATTTCACTATACCAGCAAGTTCAGTAGCAATAATGAATATCTACTACATTAACTCTGTGTATATCGTAGGAATAAATATCTTAACTTAATATATATGAGCGGATATTTTTTAGTCAATCAATCACCTCCTTCTTTTAATTGGTGTAGTAATGGATTACAAAACAACGGCGGTTTTCCTACTCAAACCCTTTGGAACGCAGTGGGAACAAACCCAGTTTATTTATCTCCTAATGGAACAACGCCATCATTATTAAAAAATAAAAGAGGAACTTGGTCTTATACTTTTACAAAAACAGGAAAAACATCAGGAACTTCAACTGGTTCAACAACTACTTCAACTTCTTTTACTGATAGTTATACATTGGGAACAGCAGGAGTAACAAATTATACTTTAACAATTACAGATAGTAATACAGGTATTTCTAATGTAGTAAGAAATAGCGTTGGTTGGGGTCTTGCTTAAATATTTTCTTATCTAAATCGTCTCTGCTCTATCACGCTTCGCAATAAAACCCACAGCATCTTCACTCCTACAAAAGAACCTATAAAACGGATATTTAATAATCGTCATACCTTTTTGCTTACGAGGTCTGCTATAAAAAAAGTATTCAAAATAATCAAAATCTAAAAAGTCAAGAATGTAATAACGCATATCTTTCGGCAATTTCTTAAAAAAGGGGATAATTTCCATACTATATATATAATATAGAATGGAAAATGACTGGACGGCAGATATAGAGAGCGTTCTTGAAAATATACGTCAAAACTGCGTGGTATTAACAAACGAACACAAAGCACAATACTTTCACCTAAAATACATATTACAATTCTTCCGCCTTCCTGTAATCATCATTTCGGGAATAAACTCGGTAATTTCTGTTGGTATGACGAATTATATGGAACAATCAGCAATAAGTATAACCACATGTATTCTTGCTCTCACTTGTTCTATTATAGGTTCAATTGAATTGTATTTAGCAATTCAACGTGGAATGGAAAACGAACTTGCTTCCCAGCAATCATACTATCTACTCGGTGTAGACATCTTTAAAAATCTATCATTAGCAAGAGAACACAGACCTATACCCGCAAAAGAATATTTGGATAAGTGTTATAACATATACGTTAAACTAACAGAAAATTCTAATGCTGTAATTAAAAATTTAGAAGATAAACTCGCACCCCTACCAATTACAATCACAACACCCTCTAAAAAGGAAATACAGAAAAAATACAATACAGAAGATAATGTAGTTGTTACTTTGACAGAGAAAGAGGAGTTCAATATCTCGGTTTAACTTTTCAGGATTTCTCATTCTTATAAATAGATTATAGATAAAAATACAAAAAAATAATCTCAATCTATTTTATACAGATGGAAACGAAAGATTTAGATAAACTATTTGAAGATAAGAATATCTCACAAAGTTCTAAAACTCTTTACTTGAAGAATTTAGAGAGGTTGAATGGAGGTGTGTTAAAGAATTTCAACTTTTTAAAAGATATAGATAAAGTCATGGAAAAAATCCAAAAATACAAACCCAATACTCAACGCACTTACATTATTTCAATCGTCTCTCTGCTAAAATCTCTCTGTGCTATTCAACCAAAGAAATACAAAAAGTTGTACGACAAATACTATCCATATTTAGAAACTCTAAATAAAGATTTAAAAAGCAATACTGAAAAGACGGATAAAGAGAAAGAGAACTGGATGGATCAGGGCGATGTAATGACCCGATTACAAGAACTCAAAGACAAGGTCAATACTACTTCAAAGAAATTATCAGAGGGAGAGTATTACGACCTTCTTAATTATCTATTACTTTCCTTATATACACTTCAACCGCCACGTAGAAACGCGGACTATCAAAATGCGATTGTTACGAAAAATCCAGCATTCAGAGATTTAGAATGTTTTAAAGATTATAATTGGGTAGATTTGAATGACAACAAATTTGTCTTTACAAAATTCAAAACAGCAAAAACATATAAAAATCAGGAAGTAGATATTTCACCACAATTAAGGGAAGTAATAGATTTATATTTGAAACATCACCCATTACGCAAACTGCTCACAAAAAAAACAAATATACCTTTTATAGTCAATTATAGTGGCGATGTTTATTCAAATAATAATGATTTCACCCGTTTATTATATAAGATATTTGATAAAAAGATTGGAGCAAGTATGCTACGAAAGATATTCTTAACTTCAAAATATAGTGATACGATGGAGAATTTGAAGAAAGATACTAACGACATGGGGACATCAACAACCACCGCAGAAAATCACTATATAAAAGAGTAATATTATTATTTGACCCAGTGCGCGACTAATTCATCACCCGTCATTCCTGTTTCTTTCTTCCACTTGCTTATAAAGGCAATAAAATCTTCTAAATTATAATAAAAGTCCTTCATCATTATTGTTCTCAAAATGACCCAACGACCACAAGTATTAATTCCGTTTTTAAGTTTTTGAAATTTCTTTTTGTTATAAACAATGGGAACGTCTTTCGGAACTTTCTTAAATAAGTCAGTAAGCAAGTTCTTCTCCTCTCCTAACAAACGTCTTACCATTCTAGGTATGTAAGACAATTCACTATCAATAAAGTTCCCGTACGAGTCAAATGCTTCTAGTGTATCCTTCTTTGTTTTAGGATCGGTATAACGGTATATGGCGACCCAGTGACCACTATTCTGTTTTTGTTCTATAAGAATAATCTTATAACTTCTATCGTGAGGGAGCAAATCGTAGATTGAATTAACATTAGCAAGTTCGTTGTATTTGATAATATCATCGTAAGCGCTTTCACCAAGATGTTTCCTCAAATCTAAATCAGTTATATTTGTCTGAATAGTTTGTTCTAAACTTTGTGGTTCTTCCATTATATAGTATTGAAAGATTTTTTATTCGTCTATTTAGCAAAAAATAATCTAACTAACAAGTATAGTAGAAATCTAAATGGTTCATTTCCAAAAAGATTATTTAGTCGGCACGGCAAAGCAAAGAGTTGTCTTACCATATTTAGAGCAATATTTCGGTGATATAACACCAACAGAAGAGCGATGGGCGAAATTTGATTTTTACAATCAAACCGCCATATTTGAATTGAAGTCAAGAACAAATAGGAAGAACCATTACCCTACTACTTTAATGACATGTAATAAAGTGATTGATACAGAGAAGGACATATATTTCTTATTCTATTTCACCGATGAACTTTGTTATATAAAGTATGACCC